GGCACGACGCGGCGATCCTGACAATCGTCGCGATCAATCTGGGGCTCCCGCTGGCGGTGCTACTGCTCGACCCGAGCAATACGAATTTCTCCGGCTGGCGGGGTGCGGTCGATCAAGCGCGGGCCGGGTTTCGCGCGCTGCAACACCGGCTGGCCGAGGTGTTCCATGCGCCGGTCTGGCGGTGGAAGGTGCGGCAGTGGCTGGCCGCGGACCCCGAGTTGCGGGCGTTGGCCGAGCAACAGGGCGCCGACCCGTTTGCCCACCGGATGCTCCCGCCGACAGCTCCATACATTGACCCGTCCAAAGACGCGCAGGCGGACATGATCCGCGACCGTGGTCTGAAAACGTCCAAGCGCCGGCTCGCTGCCGAGCGGGGACTGGACTGGGACGATCTATCGACGGAGATCGTCGAGGACAATGCGGCGATCATCCAGAAGGCGCACGCGAAGGCCCGGGAAATCAGCCGCGACGGGCTGGAGGTGACCTGGCAGCAGCTGCTCGCGCTGCCGACGCCCGACAGCGTGAGTCTGTCAGTCGATGTCGCGCGAGACCAAGAAGAAAACAGCACTGATACCAACGAGGCCGCATGATGGCAAAAGATCGCCGGGGTGAATTGGTGTTGTACGGGCCGGTCGATCGCATGTTCGGCATCGACCCGAAGGAGGTGCGTGACGAACTAGCGAAATTCAAAAACGTCGATACCCTCGACGTGCGAATTAACAGCGAAGGCGGAAACATTTTTGACGGCTTCGCTGTTTACAATGCTGTTCGAGGCTTCGAGGGGAAAACGGTTGTTCACGTCGATGGCATGGCATTGTCGATGGGCTCAGTCATAGCGATGGCTGGCGATGAGATCGTCATGTCCGACGGCGCGATGCTGATGATCCACAATCCGCTGTGGCTTGCTATGGGCGAGTCGTCAGACCTTCGCGATGCAGCCGACGTGATGGACAAGCTCAAAAACCAACTCATCGGCGTTTACAGCAGCCGTACAGGCCAGTCGGCCGAGCAGATTGCCGAGTGGATGGACGCTGAAACATGGATGGACGCTGCCGACGCGATCGAACGCGGCTTCGCCGATCGCAGCGAAAGCCGGATGGCGATTGCCGCCAACTTTGACACTACGCGATTCTGCAACGTGCCGGATCGCCTGCTTAACCAAGTCGATTCACCTACACAACAGGAGCCGAACATGGCAGAGGCCAAAGTACCGGAACCCGTCACTTCTCCGCCGAGTCCACAGCCGGCCACATTCAAGGAGCTCAAGGCGGCGTTCCCCGCCGCGACGGCCGACTTCCTGACCGCGCAACTGGAAGCCGACGCCACGATCGACCAGGCCCGCGCGGCCTACACGAAGGCGCTCGAGGAGCGGGCGGCGGCCGCAGAGGCGAAGGCCCAGGAAGCCGAAGCCAAAGCCGCCGAACAGGCCCAGGCGCAAGCCGACCACCACAAGTCCCCGGGGGTGGACGGGCTGCCCGAGGGGCAGGGCCAGTCCACCGACACCGACGCCGGCGATTTCCGGGCGCTGGTCGCCGAGCGGGCCCGGGAGCGGAACATCCCGACGCACTTGGCCGCCCGGCAGATCGCCCGCGAGCACCCCGAGGCCCGCCAGGCGGCGGTGGCCGAGCATAACGCGCAGCACGCCCGCAGCCGGTAGACACCGTCAAAGCACCGCACCGCACCGCACCACACAAGTTGCTTCCCACTCCAACCAGGAGCCATTCCATGAGTCAATTCGTCGAAACCCCTTGCCGGCAGTTCACCGCCGGCGCAGCGCGAGACCGCTTCTTGCGCGTGAAACTCTCCGGCACCAGCCTCGCGACGGCTGGCGCCAGCGACGTGTCGATCGGCACGCAAGAGGTCGAGTCGTTCGCCGCCGCCGATCTGGTCGCGGTGCGGCTTCGCAGTGCCCAAGGCACCCGCAAAATGGTCGCGTCCGGCTCGATCACCGCCGGCAATGCGGTCTACGCGGCCGCCAGCGGCAAGGTGGCCGGCAGCGGTACGGTGGTCGAGGGCTACGCAATCGAAGCCGCCTCGACCGACGGCGACGTGATTGAGGTGCTGCCGATCCCCAACACGGACATTTCGGCCACGATCACCGGCACGAACGCGGTCGGATTCGAGGTCGACGCGGACAGCTCGGCGCCGAAGATCAAACTGCTGGCGCAGAGCGGCGGGTCGGGCGACTTCACGACCACGCTGAAGCCTGAGGCGACCCTCTCGGGCGACAACGCGATCATCGTGCCCGAGGCCGACGGCGACACACTGGCGGCGGTCGCGTTGGCTCAGACGCTGACCAACAAAACGTTGGGGCTGGGCACTCGGTTCACCGTCGATACGGTGGCCGCGGCCGGCTCCGCCCAGGGCGACGCCGGAGCGTTGACCGCCGACGCGATCAACATCGTTACCGGTGCGGACGGGACGAAGGGCGTCGCGCTGCCCGCGGCCGTGGCTGGCAGTTTTGTGCTCGTCTACAACCCGACGGCCACAAACGCACTGCCGGTGTACCCGGCCAGCGGCGACGACATCAACGACGGCACCACCGACGCGGCCGTCGACACCGAGGGCAAGACACTGTCGGTGTTCTTCGCCGTTGACGACACCACCTGGGGCGCGATTTACACCGCCGACAGCTAACGGAGAACCGACCGGCTGGTAGCAGCCGACACAATCACCACTTGGGGCCGCGCGGGTATCCCGCGCGCCCGCTCCTGGGTCACCGCTGGGATTGGCCTCCCGGCGTGAGTGCCCACAAGCTCGCGACCTGTGGGGGTCGCGCGGGAGAACCGCGCGGCCCCTTTTTATTTCGCGACAACCAGGAGCACTCACATGCCAACCCCTGAAAGTTCCCTTTCGACCCTCCGGCCCGACGTGTCCGCCGCGCTCGAGGAGTTCAACTTGCAAGCCGATCGCGAGGGCTTCGTGGCCTATCGCGTGTTGCCGGTCTTCGAGTCGGCCCGCGCGTCGGGCCAATTCGGGATCATCCCGGTCGAGCAGCTGCTGCAGGAGCGCGACACCGAACGCTCCGCGCGCAGCGGTTACGCGCGCGGCGATTGGACGTTCCAGAAGTCGACGTTCGCCACCGTGGAGCACGGTGCGGAGGAGCCGGTCGATGATAACGAAGCAGCCCTCTACGCGGATTGGTTCGACTCTGAAGTTATCTCGGCCGAACGCGCTCGCCACGCCGTGCTGCTGAACGCCGAGCGTCGCGTGGCAAACGCGGTGTTCAACGCGACGACCTTCACCAGCCAGACCACCACCGTGAGCAACGAGTGGGACGACGCGACGAACGCCACGCCGATCGACGACGTGGAGACGGCGGTCCAGGCGATCTGGGACCGGACGGGCGTCTGGCCGAACGCGCTGGTGATCAACCGCAAGGTCTTCCGCAACTTGCGGAACTGCGATCAGATCATCGAGCGGATCGCCAGCAGCGGCGCCGGGTTCGCGACGCGGCCGGGCGACATCACCACCGAGCAGCTTGCGCAGTGCTTTGATTTGGCGAACATCATCGTCGCCGGCGGTGCGCGCAACTCGGCGACCGAGGGGCAGTCGCTGTCCATCTCGCCGATCTGGTCGGACGAGTATGCGATGGTCACCCGCGTGGCGAGCTCTGCCGATTTCCGCGAGGTCTGTCTCGGCCGGACGTTCCACTGGGGACAGGACGGTTCGAGCATCGGCGGCACGGTGGAGAGTTACCGCGACGAGCGCATCCGCGCGGACGTGATTCGCTGCCGGCACCAGGTGGATGAGGTGCTGCTCTACACCGAGCTCGGCCAGTTGCTGGACAACATCACGAGCTGACTCGCGAGGTGAGCGGTGTCCAGCCAATTCGACACGTTGTTTGCCTCGATGGCCACGCCGCAGCTCGGCACGCACCTGGGCACGGCGGGCTGGGGTTATGCCGACGCCGCGGGGACGGACCACGGCAGTCATACGGTGGTCGTGGGCGAGCGGACGACGCGGCGCGGCGAGGATGAGCGGGGCCGCCATCAGGTGGGCCGGCTTACGATCGCCGTGCCGCTCGAGGGTAGCGGGCTGCCGTGGCTGACCGATCCGCACTACCGCGGCGGCGTGTGGACCGATCCGAACGACCAGCAGTGGGCGGTCGAGGAGGTCGAGCACTGCTCGGCGTCGCGCGTGTACCTGCTGCTGGCCGCCACCGGCGGCGAGCAGCGGACGCGGGCCGACTATCACATGAGCCGAATCACGCAACTGGAGCAATGATCGATGGGAGCGATTGCCATCCGAAACGCCCTGATCGACCAGCTGGCGGCGCTCACCGCGTTGCAGACCTGGCTGAATGGCAATCACACGATCGAGGATGCGGACGACGCGGCGGGCCACATCTACCCGCACTCGCTGCCGCCGCCGGCGGACGGCCAACGCTACACGCTGGCGGAGCTGACCGCGTATCGGCCCTACGTGATCATCGCCCGTGACCGGTACCGGGC